GATTTCAGCAAACTATTTTCTTTTTTTATTTTAGTCAACTCTTCATCAACATCTTTTTTATTCTGTGCTATACCCTCTGCATTTTTCTCTATATTTTCATTCTGTGTTGTTTGTTCTTCTTGTATTGCTGTTATAGTTTTACTTGTTGTGCTATCGACTTTTTCTAAACTTTCTAGTTTTTTGTTTGTAGTTCCAGCATTTTCATCTAGCTTGTCCCAGTTTTCATTTAATGTTTTTTCAATATCAAAATTATTTGTATTTGTCGTTGGATTATCCTGCTTAAATAATTTTAAATTCGTTGTTTCACTCATTTTAAACCTCCTATGCTGTTCTTTTCCACATATAGCAAGTTATGTATGGTTGCAATAACGACAGTGATGTAGAACCTGCAGACTTTGTTGTTTGTTGTCCTGATGCAGAAATTGTATGAGTGTGTCCTGCACCTCCACCTTTACTCTTTGCAAAATTTTCCACGTTTCTTAAAGTTTTACTCCAAGCAGTAGCCACAGACAACGCATTAGCCTCCACTGATTGTGCAGAACCTCCGCTAGTCTGCCAAATATCATGTGTATGTGCGGGTATTTGATTTACTGTTAGTACTGTACTTCCAGTGTTTCCTCCGTGATTATGACTTGCTATTGTGTGAGTATGTGAGATATTTGCAGTTTTTGAACCTCCAGCCTTTTCGACTGTTTTAAAGTCGTTGTCTGATGCATCGACTCCAACAGGTACTCTTCCACTTCCCCATAACACCCATGTTCCAAATCCTAAATATGTGGCTGGATTAATATTTGTTGTTTCCATTCTTATATGTCCAACCGGATTTTCTGCTTTTTTGACTTCTAAAATTGCATCATTTATAGCCATTTTTATATTATTTTGAAAAGTATCAAACATTTCTTTATTTAATTTCGTTTTACCATTTTGAAAGTCAATTTCAATCATTTTTTTCTCCTTTCAGCGTTTCTATTTCTTTCTTTAATTCTTCTATCTGTGCTTGTTGTTCTTTTACAATTGGATATAACACCGATGTCATTGAATAGTTATCAACTCCATCATTGTCTTCACTTGTTATCTTACTTGAATAATTAAAATTATCACCAATTACAAATCCAATGTGCTTTTTCTTGATATCATCTTGACTCTTTAAATTATACTTGTATATATCTGTATTATTTAAAATATCTATTGCTTCTTCTAATGTTAATTTTTCAAAGTTTTTCTTTTGACTTTCTAGTGATGTATTAACAAAAGATTCAGCATATACATTTCCATGAACAAGCAATTTCTTAAAGATTGAAACAAGAAATCCCCAATTTGCATTGCCGATTTGAACTCTTCCCTGCGTATTTGCTGCATAAGTTCCATTGTCGCCAGTTGATACATTGTACCAAGTATAAATTGGTTGAGTTACCCCATCATCATCATTCTTTCCTAACCCTAAGAAGTATGCATCTTTATCTATTGCAATTAGCAATCCTCTTTTAGATGAATCTGTCTCAATACCATCAGTTCCTATTTTTCCAACATGCACATTATTAAAATAATAATCTGTCCCGTTTTTATCAATTTGCATTAATATATTCCCTTTACTGTCTTTTGACCTCAGATAATTATTTTCTCCAACATCTATATTCCCTGAAAATGTTCCATTTTTAGCTTTCATATTTCCATCAGTATCAACTAAGAAATTCCCGTTTGCTGAAACAGTTCCGTTGATATTGATTTTCTTGGCATCTATTGATACCGACTCAGCACTTTGATTAATTTTTGAAATAATTTCATCGTTTCCAACCTTCTTTCCAACCACAGAAGTTATATTATCTGTTGTTTGTTTGATATTAGAATATTGTTTTGTTGCATTTTCTTTTGTTTCATAAGTTTTACTTACTGAACTCGTAATCTCGCCAGCTTTTAAACTTATAGCACTATTCATTTCTGTTGTTGTACTGTAACCTTCTAGCTTTTTATTTACTGATAAATCTACTGATTCCTTAGTTTGTTTAATCTCACTATTCATTTCTACTTTTGTAGCAAAAGTATCTGAATATGCACTTTTTATTACATATTTTGCTTTTATTTTTGCTGTATAATTGTTTATTGTAATTGTATTAGTTCCTTCTTTTAGAGATATTTCAAGCTTTCCTAAGTCTTCTACACTTTCCTTTGCTTTCGTTGACCCACTCTTATTTACTCTTCTAATAACCTTAGCTTGTCCATTTTCTAAAACAAATTCATCGCATACTTCATTATTTTGTCTTAACGCCTCTGTTATTCCTAATGAATATGTCTTTATATTGTTATCTTTATCAGTTACACTTATAAGGTCATCTCCTTCTAAATACAAGTCGTCATCTAATGTTAATTTATCATCTAGCAATAAATAATTAAATACTGTATTGTTTCCATATATGTGTAATTCTAGCAGGTTAGCCTCTATACAATTCTCTAATGTTACAGTCTTTATTCCTTCTGCTGTTCGAGTTAAATCTTCAATATCTGATACCTTTTGAGATATGCTATCAACTGTTTGTTCTACTTTTGTTAGTTTTTGACTTTGTTCTGATGTTTCTTCAACTAATTGTTCGATTTTTCCTTCTGCTTGATCTATTCTACTTTGAACTTTCCTATTTACAACTTTTTGGCTTTCTTTTTTTACTGTTGTTTCTTCTTTTTGCTTTATTTGAATTTTACTAGATATTTGTGCAATAAAGCTTCCTTCTAATGACATTTCGCCTTGATAAATAACATTTTTCCCGTCTATAACTATCTTGTCTCCTAGATCTATTGCTGGATCTATTACAGTCTTACCCTCGAAAGTATTTGATGTCAAATCCTTTATTTCGTTGTAGATTTTTTGAACTTGGTCTTCATCAACAATGTACATATTTTCTTGATTTATCCAAAGATTATTTCTTGTGTCATCTCCAAATTTAAAACTTCTTATTCCATCTTCATAAGATACTTTTGAAATTTTAAATTCTTCACCCCATTTATATTCTCCAAATATTTCAAGAGGAATTTCTGTTTCATCTTGATAGAATTTTCTAAAGCATAACTTTCCTTTTCTATCAATACAAGCAAATCCACCAGCACTTTCTGCAATATAACTTATATATTTCCTTGCGGTTACAGTATTATCATAAACAGCTACTTTCTTATCTGAGTTTAAAAAAGAAGTAGAATTTAATTCTACTCCTGCTTTTTTACAGATATCTTGTGCAACTTCTAATAATGTTGCTTCACCTTTTGATATTAATTCACTACCATCATAATTAAATTCAAATTTAATCATATTATCAAGTGCTTTTATTGTTATTGTATTATCATCATTGTCTGTGTAATCATCTACATTATAAATTCCAATTGGTATCATTTCGAAACTACTATCATTACTACTTAAGCTTTTGACTGGTATTCCATTTAATGTTCCTACCAACATTGCATTTACTTCCGCTACTGTTAATGCATGATTGATTAAAATTCCATATTCCACTCTTATTTTTTTGAGAGATTCTGGCATTTTATCTTTATATAGCTTCATTTCAACGTATTGGCTTGGTGTACCACCTAAGCAGAACTCTTCTTCAAATGCATTTCCGCCCTTTTTAAAGTCTAAAATATAGTCTGGATTTACTAATACATCGTCTATGTAAATATTCATTGCACAAACTGTGTTTTCATATATATTTTGTTTCCATTTTTCACTTGTTTCGTACATTAGCTCAACCCCTTTGCTTTATTTACTGTTGCTTTTTGCTGTGCCGTTAATTCCTTTTGCATTAAATTAAAAGACACTTTCCATTTTGATTTGGAAGTGTCTTCATCTAATCCTGTCTTATGCATTTCACTTGTTCTTTTGCTTACTCTGAATTTAGCATTTTCTAACATACCGCCTTTAACTGACGGGCATTTTACTGTAACTACCATTGGGTTTTGATATGTTGCTTGTAATAGTTCTTCTGCTTCTTCTTCACTTAAATAGTCCCAAGACATTTCGAGCTTTAGCATTCCGAACTGCTATTGGATTGTCTATTAATGCACCTGTTACTTTTGATGTATAACTATCATTGTCTGTATCTTCTATATTATCTTTATATGTACTTGGTGTTTTCATTATTTTACCATTTAATTTCCATAACATAACTTTATCCTCCTACTAAAGCTTCTATATCTTTTCCAGTTCTTCTTGTTGTGTCTCTTAAGTCGTCTAATAATATTTGTCCCAGTTTTTTATTGCCAACATTTACTGTTAGATAAATTGGTCTATCATTACTGTTTCCTCCATAATTAGATAACACATCTTCAAATGTATCTCTTAATACACTTTGTGGTGCTGTTATCTCTGGATTATTGCTTGCACCTGAGTACTCTCCAAATATGGCTAAAGTTTCATCATAAGCGACATTTCCTTTCGCTAAGCGAGGTAAATTCAAAGTGTTTATTGTTCCAACTGAAACTCCTGGTATTAAATTAATTAATTTTATTCCTCCATTAATTAACCTTATTGCAGTATTTATTGTTTTTTCTATTAATGCTATAACACCATTAATACCAGTTTTAACTGCTCCTGAAATAGCATTTCCTATACTTGTTCCTAAATTAGTGAACGTATTCTTTATATCGTTCCATATATTCTTGAAAAAGGTTCCTATCTTGCTAAATACTTTTGTAACTCCATTGTAAGCATCTTGAAACTTTCCTGAGAACCATGAACCAATATTAGAAAATGTATTTGTAATATCATTCTTTCTATCTCTAAACCAATTACCTATATTAGAGAATGCATTCATTACTGATTCTTTTGCTTCATTAAACTTATCTCCAAACCATTTTCCTATATTAGAAAAAATATCATATATTCTTTGCTTTAAATCACTAAAAAATTGTTTTACTTGAGTCCATTTTTCTTTCAACCATTCTGCAATTGTTCCCCAATTCATTACAGCTACTACAATTAAAGCTATAACAGCAACAATTGCTACTATTATAGCGATAAGTGGCAATATTTCTATATTTAATGCTGTTGAAACTGCTGTCAATACCCCTGTTACAGTTGCCCAAATACTATACGCAGTGCTTAACACTCCTATTGCAACAGCTATTCCTAATATAATTTCTGCTACAACTGGATTTTCTACTAACCATTTAAAAATATCCACTAACCCGCTTAGTATATCTAACGCAATTGTTCCGATATTCTGTCCTATATTTGTTAATGCATCTACCATTGGTTGCCAGTTAATACTTGCTATTTTTTCTGATATTATTCTAAATTTATCTGAGCAATTATTTAACCAATTTTGAAATCCTTCACTTTGCACTACATTGTTTATTGCGGTTAATAAATTATTAAATGCATTTGCTAAATTCTGTACTATTACATCTCCATTGCCCTCATATTTCCATGCATTTGAAAAAGCCTCTGCTATGTTTCCTATAATTGCTAAAATTAATTCTAATGATGTATATACAGTCCCATTTGTAATTAACTTTTCAACACTTCCCCATACTGATGAAATTAAACTTGCAATCTGTCCTGCTGTTGTCTTTATTTGCTCTATTAGAGTTGCCCCATATTTATTCCAGCTATCAACAAGTGGTTTAAAGAAGTCATACAATTTTTGTGATAATGGAGACATCTGATTATCTATGCTTGACAAATCTCCTATATTAGGACTTGCATCACTGTTATGGTCTCCAACATTATTAATTTCACTATGTACACTTGATAAACTCTTACTTGTGTTCTTAGCCTGTTTTTGAGCATTTTTAAATGCTGACGCACTTGCATTTGCAAATATGTTTACCCTAAATAAAGCATATACAACTGATTGAACTGCCTTTAATAATTGATATACACAGTTAGTTGCAAATTGTATTACTGGTGCTAATGCGCTTCCGTACACTATATTTCATATAATCTATATTTGCACTTAATTGTTTTGCTTGTGCATTTTGACTTGATAACCATGCATTTGCACTACTGCTCAATGCAGAAAAAATGCTCCTTAAACTAAATAATGCTCCTGCATATTTTAAAATTTGCCCTAATCCTTGTTTTACATTTCCGCTTGCTCCTTTTAATTTGTTAGTTATTCCTTTTATTATGCTTTTTATATAATTCAAAGGATTAACTAAACTCAAAAATCCATTGCTGATTTTTTTACATTCACTTGTTATTTGACTTAAAGCAGGCTTTAGTGCATAAAAAAGGCTACTCAATTTATTTTGAGTAGTTGCTGTTTGTGATGTTTGTTGTTTTAATTCAGCCATTTTAGATTTTGCAACGTCAAGTTGCTTATTATACATTTCTATTTCTGTATATAATTTTTGTGCCTGACTATTTAATGACGTAAAATCTTTATTACCATTTAAAGCATTATTTACAGTTGTGTCCATTGCTTTATCATTTGGATTTATTCCTTCTGGTGTTACATTTTTTCTTGTATCGTCAACTATTTTATCAATTTGTGGATTTATTACGTTTAATTTCATTTGTCGAGCATTTATTTTTTCATTTAGACTATCTATTTGTTTTTGTGTCTGACTTATTTGTTTCTCTGCATCTTTATTGTTGATTTTTATAGATATATCATTATTTTCAATACTCTTCTTTAAGTTCTGAATTTGTTTCTTAAATAATGGCATTTGTTGTTTTACTGCCTTTTGCAATTTTGACATATCCATATTTGCTAATTGTTCTTGTGCTTTTTTAATAATCTCTGTCATCTCTGGCAGTATCTTTTGAAACTCTTTTAAAGCTTCTTCTACCTTTGCAGTTACTATTATCTCTATTTCTTCTACAGTGATAAGTCATTCCCCCTCTCTGATATCTTTCATTATAAAAAGCACCAGTAATTGGTGCTTTAGTTTTAATCTATTGATAATTGTTCTTCTTCCATTCTTGGAAGTATACCTTTTCCTTTTAAGAACTCATATAAGAATAATCTACCCTTTTGAGTCCACATCATACTTGTTCTGCTTCCTTGTGTTCCATTTGAATGTGTAAACTCAAATGTCTTTGTTTGTGTATAACCTTTTCCTCTATATTTCTTATATAATAACCAACTTGCTCCTTCTTTATATTGAATACTAAATTTATTTAACATCTTATTAAATTCAGTTGCTGTAAATCCATAATCACAAGCTATTACATTTACTTTTGTTAAATCATCACATTTTAATATTCTATCTGTATAATCAGCCTTAGGCTTTAATTCTCCTATTAGTTGGTCTTTTTTATTGTTCTCTGCAAGTAAATTTTTATTTTCACTTCTTAGATTTTCTACTTTTGCATTTAGTACATTCATAGCCTTTAAGATTAATTCATCTTCTGTCATCTTTTCTTCTCCAGCTATGTATCCTCCTGTTTTTCTTATTGATGGTAATACTTCACTTGTTACCCATTTTTTAAATTTCTTTGCATTTGGTAGTTTACTTGACATTATTAAACTATATAAACCGCTTTCATTTATTACTATTGTATCTTGTATTCCTGAGGTGCTACCGAAATGGTAGTACCTTTCTATCTTCTTCATCTACATGTCTATTTATATCTCTACTACCATTCTTATATCCTAATACTGTTGCAATTTCTTTTCCTATAAAATATGGTTCATTATTTATCTCTAAACTTCTAATTTCTCCAAATTCTTCATTTTTAAATATCATTAAATCTTTCATATTACTCTATTCTCCTTTTGGTATTATTTCTCATTCTTTTACCTTCTTCTACTCCTTCAATATACACCAATACTATTGATATTACTAAAGGAAAAATGATGCAAAAAAACAATCCCCATAAATTAATCATTTGTAGCACCTCCTAAACTATTAAGTTTTTGTAATCCTTGTTCCCAAGTAATCCTACCTTTAGAAATTGCTCTATACAATGTTCCCATAATTTTAAACATTGTTTTTGTATAAGTGTGTCTATCTTCTCCAATATAATCTTTGAATAGATCCATAAATTCTTCCATTATGCAATACCTCCTGTCCACTCTTTTTTCCAAGCATTAATTTGCTCTTTTCTTGTAGTTTTGAAGTATTGTATAATTTCTTCTGCTCTTTCAATATCCTTTATATTTATTATTACTCCATATTGTTTTGCTTCTATATTCACATAGAAACATGTTGGCATTATTTTCGATATTTTATTTTTTTCCATAATAAAAAGACCTTCCTTTCAATTTTGTATTGAAATTTCAGCCCTACTGTGATACAATATATTTGTAGGAACCAAAATTTCTACGCCTTGGATAATGTGAAAATTTGGCGATGGACACATTATCCTACTTTTTTATTTCTGTATAGACCTTATCTATACCCTCTCTTATTATTTCTGACTTCTTCTTTCCTGTTTTTTCACAACAAAACTCTAACTTTTCTACGTCTTTTTGTGATAATCTTATTCTTGTATTTAAATTTTTAGGGTCTTCTGTTGGTCTTCCTTTCATTTTTCCACCTCTCTTTCTGTATCCACATATATATTATACTATGTATCCACAAAAGTCAAGAGGTATTTTAAAATTTTTCAAAAATTTTGTAAAAATAAAACACCTACCTAAGTAAGTGTCTTTATTTTTAATTATCACTATCAAAAAAATCTACTTCTTGAATTAAAAGTTTCGGTTTTAAAATAGTATTTTTTTCTAAAATACAATATTTAGCATTTGGATGAGGCTTATATTCCAGTATTGCGTCTTTAAATCCTCTACCAATATGTATTCTAATAATTATTGGTTTTTCAATTTTTAACGAAACTATTTCTCCTTGTTGTGCGTGAGCTAAAACTTCTTTTGTTGTGTTATTATAGAAAATAAAATTAACATTAACAATAGTTTTGGGTAATGTTGGGGTTTTAAATCTCACAATAAAATCTAGCTCCTTTATAGGATAGCCACACGAAATACATTTTTCCGCTTTATCTGATATTTCTTTTTGACATTCCGGACATTTGATTAACGACATAGCCTCCTCCTTTACTTTATGATCCAATCATAACCGCAACTTTGGCATAAACATATCTTTTCCAATGTTGTTTTTGTTTTTTCTTTTCCTTCTAATTTTTTAGGAATAAATAAATTAGATAGTCCCAAAGTAAACAACCCTGCTGTCCCTCTCATGGCACTATGTGCCATCTTGTGTCCAATGCTATTACTTTTCTTTTGAGTTTTACTTCCAACTTCTTGCATATTAATTGTTACATTTTCACTGCCACATTTTGGACATTTCATATAGTTCATCTCCTTTTACTTCATATATAATAAATTATATCACTAATTTTCTATGTAATGTGTCGAATTTTGTCGAACAGTATAATTTTACATGTTTTTTTCTGTTTTCATTATACTTCTCATTCTTCTTGCAATATCTTCTGGAGATTGTGGCTGTTGTTCTTCTTTAAATAACTCTTTGTAACTGTCTCTAATTGGTACTATTTTAGGGTTTCTACTCATACTATCTGCTCTTATAAGTTTATTTGTTACTGCTTCTTGCAAGTTTATTTCTCGTTTTAGGTCATCTACAACTTTTACTATGTGTGCTTGGCAATATATGTTTATTTCTGAATATCTTGCATTCCAAAATTCCTTAGGTTTTAGGTCAAAGTAATATGCAAGAGGCTCCAAAGCATATATTAATTCAACCAAATTTTTAGAGTCTCTTACACCTTTTATTATATCATCTAGCCCTTGTAGCCTTGAAATTGTTGTTCTGCTATTTTGCTCATTGCATTTTCTGTTGATTTCTGAACTATCTCGTTCATATTTATTGTTGATAAAGGATTTGATGTCAAACTTTCTAGATCTTTCTTTGACATCTTCTTTTTGAAAAAACCCTCTTCATTCAAAGCCTCTGCAATTCTCTTATATAGTTCATTATAATTCAATCCTTCAATTCTACATTCATCCATAAAGTCATAAACTTCATCTATGTCTTTAAATAATGCAAATCCATCTTCTGTTTCTGCTAATTTGTATATTAATATACCTAATGTTTCTGGATCTATTATTGAATATGCTTTTACAAAAGCTTCTTCAAAATTTTTATTTTTTAGTAGATTAGCTATTTCTACTATTTTTCTTGTTTTTAGTACTAAATTAATTTTTTTATTTTTTGTTTCTATTATCATTCTATTTTCTCTCCTTTATAAAAGAGAGAAGGCATTATGCGAGGCTGCTGAAAAAGTAGCCTCCATTATGCCTCCTCGTTAAAATTATTCAGCTGTTGGAAAGCCTTTGCTCTCTTTAATCTCTGAGCTTCTATAGATTGTTATTTTTGATTTTAACATATCATCTATAGCAATTTCACTCATGCCAATAAAGCATGTCCCAGTAAAATACCATGTTAATGGTTTTCCATCTTCTGATGCTGTACTTTCTGGTAATTGAATTGCCCAGTAGCCGTTTGTTTTAGCTGTTTGTAAGGCTTTTAGTTCATCATATTGGTCCTCTTTAAATAATATTTCTATTTCTAGATTTTCTGCTTTTTGTCTTCCTTCTGCCATTCTTTCATCTGGAATATCTAAAGCACTATATGTAACTCCTTCTGGAGCCTTCAGAAACTCTGGTATACTTTGTACAAAAGCAATCTGCTTTCTTTTTCCAGAATTAATTAAATCAGCTAATGTATCAGCATGAAATAATTTTGTCAATGTACTTGTTTTTGGATCCATTTTAAATCCCTCCTATTATCTTATAAAATTAAAAGAGTTCATTATAGAATTATAACGAACTTCAAAAGTTATTGTTATACCGTATTTTTGCAGTATTTGGTCATATACTGCAAGGCTGGTATTTGTCCTTATAAAATTATATTCTTGAAGTTTTGTATCAACTTCATCTGTCATTTGCATAGCTTGTCTTTGCTTTTCATTCCAACAAGTTATAGATATTTGAAATGTAGAAAATATAGGAAATGCATTTTCTGTTTTATTTACAGATTTTAAAGGGGTATGCAATTCCAAACAAGGAAACTTACTTGTCGTTGTTGGATTTGTTAGTATTTGTTTATATTTTAATGATTCTAATTTTTCATAAACTAAATCACTAAACTCTTTTATACTTAAATCTTTCATTGTCTGCATACCTCCTTTAACATTGCTTCGATTTTCTTCCTCGCAATATCTACATTCTCTTCTCTACTTTGAAAACCAGCATCTCCCATAAAATGATTTGCTTTCATTCCGTGAGCAATATAGAAATCTACCCCCTGAATATTGACTATCGGATAACCAAGTGCTTTTTCTACTTTAGAAACTGGTATAAACCATTCTGTATAGCCACTTTGAATGAAATGTTTTGATTTTCCCACATGTTCCATCTCCGCATTTGCACCCGTTCCAAAATATTCAAAAAATAGATACGAGACTCCATTAGACATAAATTTTGAAGGGTCCGCATAAACACGCCCCTTCACTTCTTTAGTTGACATATCAACCATTTCGACTAATATACCTTCTTCATTATGCCCTTTTTCTAGCATTATAGCATACCCTCTAATGTTTTTTAGTACATCTTCAGTTATCTCTTTGACTATCTGTGGCAATTTCTGAGTTATAGCATTTATATTCTTAAAATTATGTTTTACTTTTATATTACAATTGAAATTTATCATTGCATTTTCTCCATTCTATATACATATGTACTTCCTATTTTATTTTTATCTAATACTCTATACTCTGGAATAAACTTCTCTAATTTTGAGATATCTTCAAATGATATTCCATTGCCTTTTTGTATATCATAATCTCTTGTTGTACGACCTTTATATGTACTATAATCAACTTCACCTGTAGACTTTCTATCTAACTCATTTACATCATTTTGCATATTTAGCCAAGCTTGTCCTTTATATTTCCATATTTTATCCGGTTCTCCATGATTTTCTATTTCTTCATATTCTGATATATATACTTTTCTTAAGTCACGTAATAACATTAAGGTAACCTCCTTATTGTCGATACATCTATTCTTAACTTTTTTTCTATATCATTAAATGAACTCGAAATAGAACCTTCATTACGACTTAGTAGTCCTTCTGCTCCTCTAGCGTTATATTCAGATATAACTGCCTTTTTTATGTATGGAAATAACTTTGTATCTTCTTTATTACGATTAGAAGCATCACAGGCAATAGAAGTCATATCATCTATGATGTCTTGTATTACATTATCTGTATTTTCAATATAATTTGCTCCTAATCTATCTTTTATTTGTTTTAACATCTACTGCCTTCCTTTCTACTATCCTCTTGAAATTATTCTTACAATTGGAATAGCTTTGTGATTTATATAACTTCTAGAAGCTTCTGCAGTTTCTCCTGAATTTACTAATGCCCAGTTTGCACCATTTTCAAGTTCTGCATTAGTTGGAGATAAAGTAGCTTGTGAAGTTTTTTCATATGAAATTCCAAATGGAGCAAATACTTTTCTTTGTCTAATATACAATGTATCTTGTCCACCATTTTTTGCTGGATTTCTATCCATTTCATATGGAACTTTTACGCCTAAATCTTCATAATCTATTGAGCCCATGCCTAATGCATATGTTGTGTACTCTGTATGTGCTTCATCAGATAATTCATAATAATTTGCTATGCTTTCAGTAGCAGGACTTGCAACAACTGTATAATTTGTTCCACTTTTTGTATAATATGTTTTTCCTTCTTTAACAGCTGTATCTGTTGTTTTTACATATGATGCTGCAACTTCTTTTGTTGGCATATCATCATCAATTACTACTAATTTACCATTCCAAGTTCCTAAGTCTAATTCTCTTGTTATACCATCTTTATCAGTATATTTTAAGTGTTCTAATAAATTTAAATTTTCAATGTTTGTTGCAACATCAGAATGCATAAACACTAAAGCAAATTTCTTTTTGTTAGATCCACAAGCTTTGTTTGTTGCAGAATTTAATGTTGTTGCCCCAACATTTCCTTTTACTTCTGTTGTATGTTTATTAACAAATTCTAAATTCTTAGCTCCTGTCATTGAGAATATACCTTTTAATACTGATAATATTGTATCTTGGTCTAACCCATCTTTATAATCTGCGATTTGCTCAGCAACGTTTTGCATAAAGTCTTTTCCACCTGTAATATCATATGAAAAGTCTTTTTCTATAAAACCTTTTGCTCTACCAATAACAACTACTCCTCTTTCAAATGTTTTTGTTGATGTTGCTGTAATGTCTGTTTGTCCATCATAGTTTACCGCTTCACCTTCTAATAGTCCACGCATTGCAATTCTTGCATATGCTGTACCATCTTCATCAGCAAATACTTTTCTAATATCTTCATTTCCTGTTAAAGCTCTTGATTTCTTTAGCTCATTTGTTTTTAAATTTGGTATTCTTTCTACTGAATACTTAAATGCTTTTTCATTAAAACTTTTTGAATCAAATTTTCCCATTTCTTATTACCTTCCTTTTTATAAATTTACTTCTGGGTGTTTATTTAGATATTCTGCCAACTCTGTATAGCTCATTTGGCTAATATCTTTTTGAGTTACCCTTTCGCCTGTTTGAGGTGCTGGTTCCTTAGAATACTCATTTATTGCTTTTTCTCTATCTGCTTTTGATACTCTTTCAAATATGTCTAGTTTTGAATTGATACTTTCAGCTGTTTCTCTTGAAAAATCAATAGTTTCTATGTATCCTAATGAGATCCCCCTTTGACTTGCTTGACGAATTGTTTCGTCCTTTAGTCTATAAGCATTTAGTTCGTTTTCAGCTTTATTTGCCCTAGCTCTTTCTTGTTCTAATTCGTAAGACTTCTTTTGGTCTTCGTCCATTTTTGCAAGTTTGTCAGCTTCTGCTTTTTTAGCTTCCATTTCTTCTAAAATTGCTTGCCTTTGTTTTTGCTTTTCAGCATTGATCATTTTGTTTACTTCGTCTCTTGTAAAAGTCTTTTCTTTGTTTTCTTCTACTTTTGATGTTTCAACCTTTTCTACACTCTCGGCAGTAGATTCCATATCTCTTTTTGTTTCTTCGTTATTTTCCATAACCATTTCCTCCTTAACTTTTACGGTGTTATAACCAAACTATTTGACTTTTTACGGAAGCCTAACCAAACAAAATAGACAGTTTAAAGCCATATCTAGGGCATAAAAATAAGAGCTAGTCGACTTAGCCCTTAATCTATAATTTTAAAATATTAATAACTTATTTATTAATTGAATGCTCCAGTGTATCTTTTAATACCTTATCTGGTGTATCAATTTTATTTGTTGTTTTTATTATTTCATTCTCTATAATATTACAAAATAGCCCTATAAATGGCCTAAATATTGTTATTATAGTAAATATAATCCAATACCAAGTTGGCATTTGTAATTTAATGCTTAATATTAAAACTAATAACCACATATTATTTATCCTCCCTTGTTACTCCTTTTATAGCCCAAAATTGTGCTTCTTCTAATTTTGTTAATGCTAATGATGTTTCTCTACCTGATTTACACTTTAAATCTATTTCATCATAGATAATTGAGAAACATTCTCTTATATGTTGTATTCTGTTGTTTTTTTCTTCATCTACTGCTAAATATTTTGCTCTATCGTTCATTTTTCCACCTTCTTTCCATAATAAAAGCACATACTTTTAAAGTAAGTGCTATTTGTTCCATATTTTTCTTCCTATTCTTTTTTCTATTAGCTTTTGATACTTTTTAGTTAGTTGCGTATATTCCCCACTGTTTCCGTTATCTAATCTTCCTCCTTTTGATGGTTGATTATTAGTATCTTTTATTTTGCTTGCTTCTTTCAGCCATTTTTGTAGCAAATCCTTAGCTTTTTCCTTTTCTTCTTCGTTCATATTTTATATAACCCCTTTTTCTTAAAACTTCCATTACACAGTGTTGAATATCGTCGTTTGTTTCAAAAGCCAGTTGTGCTCCTTCCATATATATTTCATTATAAGTCATATCTATTGCTTTCAAAAGCTGTAGGCTGTAATTATATTCACTATCAACTGCTCTTAACTCTTTTATTTTATCATTAGCTTTTAGCAATTCAAAATCATCTTTTCCAAAAGAGCCTTTCTCTGGATGATTGTGTGTAATAATCGTATTATCCAAACTTCTATCCGTAATATCTAAGTTTGTCTCAGAGCCATGATAAGCATATATATTGCCATCCTTATCTATAATAATGGCATATTCTGATTTCATATTTCGGATTTGTTCCTCATATTCCTCAATTTTCCCTTTTTTATTTTGTAAGTCTATTTTTTCTATGAATATTCCTTTTCCACTTCCGCCAAGACTACTTTTATCGCTATTACCTAATTTATTGTACCATTTTTCTTTCTGTCTTTCAACCGGTGGCACATATCTTATCGTGCTTCTGCACCAATGCCAATAGTACATAATTGGAGGCAAGTTAATACCAGGTACTAGCCCTTTTACACTAACAGGCATAATCTTAACATCTTTTTTATTATTGCCCCAATACCTATTAAATTTATTCTCTTTATTAATATAAAATTTCATCATATTCATTGATTGACACATTTCTGTACTATGTTCATCTGTTACTGCCCAAAATTCAACCTGTGCATTATCATCTGCATTTGACTTTATTCCTTCTACTTTTGCCAAATTATTTAACCCTATCATTTGCAAATCTACTGCACCTGATATCTTATCATTATTTATATTGAGTCTTTGGTTGTTTTGCCTATTTATTATTGTCTGAAATTCACTAGAATCGATTTCTAGGTTCTTTTGTTGTTGAATGTTTAGAATTGCTTGCTTATATATTTGTTGAGTATTATATTGTATCGTCGCTTCTATATATTGTTTCCAAGTTAATCCACTATAATTGGGTTGGTCTAATAATGCAAGAAATAAGGCCATCGGAATTACTGACGATTTTTTCTTCTTTTCAACTTCTTTTATTCCTTCTTGATAATAATGATTAGCATCTTCATACATTATTTGCTTTTCTTGTTCTTCTAATTTGTTTTGTTCTTCTATGTATGCACTATAAATAAGCAGTTCTAATATTTCACTATTCTTTACTCTTGTTTTTCTATAAATATTATTTGCTAATACTCCAAAATATCCAGTTAATAGTTTTTGTTCTTTCCATTGCTCGATGTATGTGTTTATCCTCTTCTTAATCTTATTATCTGCTATATCATAGATATTTTCTGTTGTGAAGTTAAATGTATCAAATAATTCTTGCAAGCGATTTTGAGTTTGTTTTGATGTTTTATTATATAGTTGTTTTAATTGTTTTATATAATTGTCATGTTGTTCCCACATATAAAAACCTCTATTCTTTATTGATTTGCTTATTAACTATTTTGGCTTGTTCTTTTTTATTGTCTGCTGTTAATTTTTGTGCTTTTTGTGTATCTGTTAAGTCTGGCACTTTATCATCTTTTTGGTTATCTTCTTGACTGTCTTGATTTGTTCCTGCTTGTCCCATCATCTGCATTTGCTCTAAATTCTTTTGAATATTCTCTTCATTTTGCAAATCCACTTTTGTTAATTCGCTTGTTGCATCTAAATCAAGATTTAATAGATTTATAACTGTCTCGTCTGATAATAGACCTCTTACTTTTAATGCATTTGTAATATCTGTTGCTCTATCAGAAGGTAAATTTCTGTTCAATTTTACTTCAATATCTCTAAAATCATACGTTTTACCTTTTTCTTTGTTGAATTTTTCTAATATAATTCTCCATCTTCTAGTTAATCCTTCAAGAAAATCGCCTTCAAACGTTGCTATGTACTGTTGTAATCCGAAGAATTTCTTCTCTAATGCACTATTATTGTCTGCAGACGTAAAACCTAAATCGGTCATATTAGGGCAAAAACTACATAAACATATGATATCCATCAATGTTTTCTTGTGATTTTGTAATGCTGTATCATTTACATTCTTTTCAACCCATGCAATATCACTATTTACTTCTTTGTTCCCGTCTAAGTATCTTACCTTACTTGTTAATACATACTCATCTTCTTTTACTCTTGCAGGATTTATAATATCTTCGCCTTTCTCATTTTGGATAATTAATGGATTTTCTGGGTGATAGCCTATAACCTTCAATATAGCTTCATCATTATATTTAAATACATTTCTTGAATTTTGAATACATCTCTCGTATGCTCTTATTAGGCTTATTACAGGTTCAAATATTGCCATACCCTCGCAATTTTCTATTGCTGTTGCTGGTATGTCATTATCCCATTTTTTAGGCTGTTTTTCTTCTTCATTTTCTTTGAATAGTGGTTCATCTTTGAACTGCTGTTCATATGCTAGTGTACCAAATAATTTTCTTTTTTCAGGTGTATCATAATAATATCTTTTTCCATCTGTAGTCGTTAGTTCTATCATTTGTTGATATTCCCCATTTGCCATATATGTACGAATAATTCTATATATACCTATTAATTTTTTTGGTAATGAATAGTCCCATATAGCCACTGTTTCTAATGCATCACTTCTTGTTATTGTTATTTCCCCTGTAATTTCATCTTTATAATATATTTCATAACAAGCTCTTTTAACTAAATAATCTAATACCATATGCAAGAAATGTGAACCATCATTATTATAGTCTGTTATATGTTTTATAAGTTCTTCTATTTCTTTTATTTCTTGTTCATCATTAGTTTCATGATTAAATAGTTCTTTGATTATTTTGTCTTTATCTGCATTAAATGCCTTTACCTTATAAGTTGGTGCTTTTCCTCCAAAATAGCCAGCAGACATTATTGAAATATATCTTTCAAGAGGCACTTTTATATCTTCATCGTCTAGACTTGCTAGTTCTTCGTCTATTAACTTTCTTCTGAATTTTTCATACAAATCTTTTCTTACATCTAATTCTTGTTGTGCTTTAAAATATATATCTGTTATACTTCTTTCCTCTGCTAATCTTTCTTTGCTATATCTTAACATTGTTTCCTCCAATCAAAAAACATCTACCAAAAAGTAGATGTTACATTCTTATAAATGATTTGTTAGTCATTTCCATATTTGTATTTTTAGGTTTTGGATTTTCATATACACCTGTCAAACAGTCTTCCGCATCATCATGTTCGTTTTTTCCAGTTCTTACATAATGTTTTAAGTGTTTAGCAAATTCTGTCCATCTATCTTCCCAATTTATTGGAAAATATATGTTATTCATTACTCCAGTTGAATTACTTAATATTCTAGCTACCTTATTGTCTCCTTGATGAAACCATCTAACATTTGTATGTCTATTTCCTAGTTTTCTTAAATTTGTTATTACATTCCTTGCAAATCCTCGTCCACCGTTATTACTTTCTATATTTGCATTTCCTACATTATCTTTTGTCAGCATTTCTGCAACTGCTGGCTCTGTTACTTCCATTGGCTCTTGTGTAAAAATAACGTCTAAAATATAGTATTCATTGTTATACATTTGATAATCTATTGAGCACAAATAATCATCGCCTTCATCTGCTGTATCTGTATAATTCATAATATAATGTGCTGGTGGTAGTTTTTCATAAGTTTTAAATGATGTATATAATCTATTCTTTACATCTATTGGCTCTTGTTGGTAGTTCGCATATATAATGTCTTTATTCATATTTTTAGTTTTTAATTCATAGTCTTCTTTATTTAATATTGCATCACACAACATTGAGCCATCTTCTTGAACTGCTTTATAGTTTATATGTCTCACATTGTCATAATTTTCTAATATATAACCAGCCAAATCATTGCTGGACCATCTTGTCATAATAATTATCAATTTGAATCCTGTTTCTGTTCTTGATAACATTGTATTGTTAAACCAGTCTATTTGTTTTTGTAAGACATTTTCGTTGTATGCCTCTTCAACATTCTTTATTAAGTCATCTATTATCATTAAAGTACAACCAAAACCAGTTGCAGTTCCTTTTGGTGACGTTGCCAAATAATTTGCTTGTCCACTTCCATCTAAAGCCCATTTATTTGCACTAGATTCGCCAAATTTAATTCTTGTATCCGGAAATATGTCATTATATACTATTATTCCTTCTGTCTTTTCTGAGGCTATTGTATCTCTTACTGATTTTGCAAATGTTGTTGACAATATTTCATTATATGAACCCGTCATTACTTTTTCTTTATTATTGTTTCCAAATACCCATTCAACCAATTTTCCTGCTGTTCTTGATTTGCCATGTCTTGGTGGCATATTTATTACGCAAATTCTATCATCACTTTTGTAAAAGTCTTGTAATTCATTACACATACTTTTTAAAAATTGTCTATCATCTTTATAAAAATCTGGTGCAGTTAATTTACAATATTCAAAAAAATCACGTCTGGCTAATTCCAAACGTGCTTGTTTTTTTAATTCTTCTTTCAGATTATTATTCATTTAATATCTTTCTCAACTCTTCTGTTGTCATTCCTGAAAATGGATTATTAACTTCTCCAGATATATTGACTTTTTCTTGTGGCTTTTCTCCTATTGTATCTCTTAACAATTCAAATGCTTTTGTATTGCCTTTTATCGCTTCTTTCCATAATGCAAACACTGCACAACTTTTATTACTTACCTCTTTATCTGCAAATCCATACTCTATCATCTGCTGTTTTAAGCTTTCATCTGATACTTGACCATTTAAAAACTTGTTTATTATCTCTTTAAAAGTTTTATTTTGTTGCCTTTTCTTTGCACTTGCTTTTCCTGCTTTACTTGCATTTTTTCGGCGTTGACTCGGAGTTAAATCTTCATTTTTTATTAAATTTTGCAAATTTGCCATTTTTCTCACCTACTTTGTTGTTTTTATATTTCTTTCCGAAGCACTGCTCATTATATCTGCATAACTCACACTTGTACGTCATGCAGTTAAAATAATTAATCTTTTCTTTCATAGTACGCACACTTTGTTATGACTACGTCATTTAAGGCGGATATTCTTATCTCGCATAAGTCTTTATCTTTATTTTTACAGTTCTTACAGTTTTCTTTTACATATTTTTCATATCTTTCTTCGTTAGTCATAACAACACCTCTTTCGTTAATTTATAATAATTGGTCTAGGTCGAAGGAGTTGAACCTTCAATCTCAGGTATCCAAGACCCGCATTTTACCATCAAAACTTGACCTAGATATAAGGCTTAACTAGAATTGCCTTTTATATACGAATCTTATGAAAGGAGTGTGCCTAGTAGCAACATATATATCAACTTATCTAGTATCAGTTAATAGCATAAATAATAGAGCCTATCGTTTGATAAGCTCTTTGTTTAGGATATTTTTCCTATAGTTCTAAAACCAAGATTAATATTTTCTGTTTTTAAATTTTTTAATCTAAAAACCTTAGAATCAATCTCTGGAATATCTAAATTTTCATTTGTTTTGTTTGCAATATCTTTAATTTTATAACTTTCTAAAATATATAATGCCGATAATGCATATAAAACATTTTTTAGATTTCCGTTTTTATATTTTGCCACTCTTTCATGTTTAACGTCATTATAACTTTTCCACCATTGGGGCGAATTTTCTTCATCCCATTTATCAAATGGCTTTATATTAATCTTTTTGTAGATGTATATAGTTTCTTCATCCATTATATTTTTAAAAAACGGGTCCTTCATAATCTTCTCATAATACATCGAGATTTTCTTAAAATCTTCTTGATTAAAACCGCATATTTCTTTCATTATTGTATCTATTTCTGCACATATACTTTGTAATAATCCTATATATTCTATAGAAAAAGTTTGATAATTATCTTTATCGACCTCAACATACTGCGTGGTATTTATAAACATATTTTCTAAATTAAGATAATAATTCCAAAATGAATCTATAAATTCTTTTCTTTTCATATAACTTCCTCCTTTCTATGAGGAAAGTATATCACAAAATAATTGCAAATGCTGTCGAAATGTGTCGAAAGAGCCAACTATTTGTTAGCTCTTTTCTGTTTATATAGTCTTTTAACTCCTATTACTATACCATTCTGGTAGCATTCCATCGTTTTCTTTTCTTATTTTTTGTCTCTTGTCTCTAACAGCCCTTATGGCTGGTAATAATCTTCTTATGTTTTGATTTATCAATACATCAGTTATTCTTACCACTTCCCAGCTTGGTCCTAAATTCAATATTATTACATTGTCTCGAACGTCTTCTTTCTCTTTCGTTTTTTCTGTATGAAAAATTGTACCATCTACTTCCAACACTACTTTTTCGTCTGGCAGTATAAAATCGACTCTATAAATTCCCATTTTTACTTGGTGTTTTAATTTTATTTTTCTTCTTATCAATTCCAGTGCCACCATTATTTCTTCTGTACTCTCAAACCATTTATCTCGATAAAGATATTTTTTTATAATCTCTACTGGTCTTTCATATTCTTTGATTTTGTTACCTACTTGTTTTTTTATTCTTTTAATAGCATTGTCGAGTTTTCTGTCTTTTGACTGTGTGTCTAAACTTGCCTTTTTCTCTTTATCTTCCATATGCATTTTTATTCTGCATCTTTCACATATATATTTAAATTTTCTTATATAGTTATATGAAAGCATTTCAACTCCACAAATACTACATTTAGGATAATATACTGTTCTTCCCATTGATGTTTCATTACGCTTTATTTTTATATTATCTTCTACTGCTTCTTTATATCCCATTAAATACCACCTTTCGTATTTGTCCTTGATTTTATATTAGATACAGAAGGCATCAAGGTTTATGCTTTTCGGGAGCTACCCTATCCGTATCCTTTTTTACAACAATCATTATAACACGTTTTTTTATTAAAATTACGCCAATTTTACGCCAATTTTTTTAATTCTCTGTGTACTGCAAAAATCAAGTCTCCTTTTCTTCTGACAAATGTCCTCTCTGATATTCCAGAATTAATTATTTCCCACTTTGTTTTGCTTTTAATATACATTTCTTCAAATATGTATCTACTGTCTTTATTGACTAACTGTAAAGCTTGTACAACTGCTTTATATTCTTTTATGGCTTCTTGTAATTCTTCGTTTTCTTCCATTTCGATTATACTATCAAGAACTTTATCAGAAGTTGTGTATGGTGCTTTAGGTAGTCCATCTATTACTGGCGAACCTATGCTCATTATATCCGACTTAATATTAATTATCTTTATGCAGTTGTAGTTGTATCTCTTTAAGCAACCTTTTGCTTCTTTGTATTCTTCTTTACTAAGCTTCATTTGTACCTCCTACAATTATATCTTTACATTCTCTGGATGCACTGTTAGTTTTGGTGGTTCAATCTGCTGTTTTAGCACTCCTAGTTGATACAGACTAAACGTTTCCTTATATCCGTACTTCTTATTTTGGTATAGAAACGTTGTTGCATTGTTTCTTTTTACAAACTCATATTCTTGTTTATTCTTTATTACTACTCTTGGTATATTCATATGTTTTCCTCTTTCTTTTTCAAATTCAATGCATTTTGTACTTGTTTTTGAGAACTTTACTCAATTTTTTATATAAACTTTACTGTTTTTGTTTGTTTTGTAATTTATAATAATTCTTGTAATGTTTTTATTCTTTCATCAGTTCTAATCTCTAAACACCATAATACAGTTTCTTCTTCTTTAGTTTTTGATTT